GGAGGAGTCATGCCTTTAGTTACAGCTCCTTTCGCTGCGCCAAGACCCAAGAAACTGCCTACTCCTGGAATAGCGGAAAGAGCTTGGAAAATAGCAGCCTTGGCAATCATTCGGGCCAAGTCTTGCAGTATCGACTTAGCCATATCTGCAAAACTTGCCTTGCCAGTAGTGACAAAATCAGCAAAAGCATCTCCAAAACTATTAACTGCTTGAATGCCAGCCTCACCCAGTGCAGTATTGAGATCCATTGCTGACTCGAACACCTCTTTTAAGCCATCCTTGAACTTGCCTAAAGGACTTGAAGCCTCCTCAAGAGCAGCACGTACAGCTTCAAACTGTTCAGGAAATAGCTTGGTAAGTTCGAAGGCTTGCTGTCTGATCTCTGCCTGCTTACCTTCCTCTTCTGTTATCTCTCCTGTTACTAGTTTGATTTGCGCCAAAGCAAATGCTTTTTCTTGCTCTTTCTTGATTGCATCTTCTGCTTTCTTCCTATTCGACTCCTCTAGCGCAAAAATATCATTAGCAGTTTTTACGTTGATTTTGTTAATTTCTACTCGTTGTTTTTGAGGAAGAAGTGACTTAGCCGCTTCTAACGCAATTTTTTGCTGCGCTAATATGTCCTCTTTAGTTATCTGAACACCTTTTTGCCTTAAGTTATTGGCAGCGATTAATGCGTCTGCTGTTGCTTTAGATATATCTTTCGGCCCTGTGCCACCGCCTTTTTTGCCGCCTTCGTCTTCATCAGTGACAAGGTCGTACTTGAATCTTGGGAGAAGATTCGCGGGAATTGGTGCGCCTTGATCACGGTTATATACAGCCAACCTCCTCGCTTCATCTAATTCTGGCAACTCTTCTCTGAGCCTTGCGATATCCTCCATGTCTCTTTTGCGGCTAAATCCCACCATTCCTGGACCAGATCCTTTGACGTCGTACCCAGCAGAACGAAAAGTCCCTTCTCCACCTTTTAGAGTTCTTGTTTCTGCTTCAGCAAGTAAAAGCCGTTTCTCTGAGATTTTTTTATCAATTTCAGCAACGCTGCCCTCTCTAAGCAGCAAGTTAAGTTTTTTCTGCTCTTCAGACGCGTTGTAGATATTGACAGCAAGAGCAGCAGCACCAGCGGCTAGGGCCGTATATGGATTCAGTAGTGCTGCTGCATTAAGTCCGACTAGGGCTTTAGCGGCAACAACAGCATTCAACTTTAAAGTAAATATTGCAGCCGAAAGCCCGCCAATCGAAGCAACAATTGCTGCAATCTTTCCGACAGCAATGATTGCCAAGGCAGCTGCAGCTGCAACGACAATTTTGTCTATATTTTTTGCTACGTTTGCAAAAGCTTTTGCAATTACAGGAAGTACCTGAACAAGAGCTGGTGTGATCTCTTTTATAAATTCAGCAAAAGTATTTTGAAGTTCAGCTCCTGTCCCGATCAAGGCGTCTCCAACCCTTGCCTTCATGTTGTCAAAGGCGAGTGTCAACCTTGCTCCGGCTTCTTCATTAGAGCTGGCAATTTTCTTTGCAGTGCCATCAAACTCGACCCCTAATTGCACAATGAAATTCATCAACTCGTTCAGGCCAACCGTTCCAGCCTTTAAGTTCTTTTGAAGCTGAGGCAGTGTCATATCATTCGCCTTCGCGAACATCGTCACGGCACCTGGAAGGCGCTCGCCGAGTTGCCCAGAAAGTTCTTCTGCAGAAACCTTGCCTTTGCTGAACACCTGAACCATCGCCGTAATGGCACCTTTCACGTCTTCAGAGCTGCCACCTGTTGCTTTAATTGCTGCAGTTACGTTTCTAAATGTTGTTTCCGCATCGGTGACTGGCCCTCCAGCACCTTTGACAGCAGCAGTAAGCCTGGTTACCCCACGAATAGCCTGCTCTTGAGGCACATTTAATTCTGCGCTAACTCTTGCTGCTGTCGCAAGGGCAGATGTGTATTCATCGGTTTCCCGTGTTACGCCCTCAAGCGCGATTTTTAATTTTCCAATTTGCGCCGCATAATCAGCTGCTGCACCAATGGCTTTCCTGATGCCACCAACTTGAGCACCAATTGCAGCACCAGCAAAAGCCCCCTGAACACCACCAAAGGCGCCCAACGCACCGCCAACCGCACCTTCAGGCCCACCAAAAATGCCGCCAGAAATAACTGCACCAGCAACTTGTGTCGCCTGACGGGCGCCGCCACCGCCCCTTCGGCCCTGCGCCTTGTTTAATTGCTTTTCATATTTGCCAATGTCAGCAGTTAGCTCTTTAAACTCCTTGCTATTGATATCTGCTTCTCTTCTTAATGCTCTTAAAGCTGTAACTTGCCCTTCAATCGTGCTAATGCTTCTATTGCCTTGTTTCGCGAAATCATTTATTGATCTTTTTACTTTTTCAATAGAAGGAGCGGTCTTGCCTGTTATTACTTTCAGGTTTTTTATTGAATTTCCGATCCTGTCAATTATCTGTTGAGAGCCAGATCCCGCCTTGAAATCAAGCTTGATGGAAAGAGTTTCAATTGCCTTTGCCATCAGAGCGTTTCCGGAGTTCCTTTAGGGCTGCCGCCTCCATTACCTGGAGACGCTCAAGCATGTCTCTACGATCCTCCACATTGTAGAGGCCAAACAAGCCTTCGGAACCTAGCAGTACCTCATATTTTAATCCGACATATCCACTCATTGAAACCTGCCACTGGGTCTGCAGTCGCAAAAACATGATGACTGCATCCCAGTTTTCGTCCCAAACCTCGAAATCCGTAGACTCCTTTGGCTCCGGTTTTGGCAGAATCATTCCAAAAGCAGCTGCATCCTCATTGGTGTTGTCTTCGACTTGTTTGCCGCCAGATGCCCAATAAATAGCAGCCTCTCTTAGTTTCCCGATTCTGCTCCCTCATAGGTCTTGGTGTAAGCACCAAGCACAGCCTTCACCCAGTCGACATCATCAGCAAATTCTTCAAGTTCTTTGCCTGAGAAAAGTACATCCTTGCCTTCCTCGTCTTGAATGCCTTCCCAGCCGACCATGACTTTCTTCAGCAATGGCAGCCCTGAGTCTTCGCTCAAAGAATTGAGTTCGGAAAGCTTTATTCTTTTGAATACAGCCGTAAACTCAAACTTGTCAAATTCGCCTGGACGATCCTCGCTAGGTTCTGTTACTTGTACGGGCCATTTAAAGGTTTTGACCTTTTTGCGTACAAAAGCCATTAGTTAGATAAATGCATAAGCAAAATTAGCTTACACAAAAAAAGGGAGCCCGAAAAGGCTCCCCAGATCACAGCAGAAGTCTGATCAGGTGTAAACGATTTCTACTTCGTCGTTTCCACTGCTACTAGGAATTGCCGTGAATGGAATTTCGAGCATCGCGATCCCGTCAAGATCGCCATAAGAAACATCCGCAATGTCGCCTCGGGCAGAGTCAACCTTCACGATGTTTCCAGCAGTGGTGCCATGAGTGAACTCAATGATCCCAAGAGTGTCAGCCAACGCTGTTGCGAAGTAATCCTTAACGGAAAGTGCAACGGCCTCAATGCTGAGATTGCCACTTACGCTCCTGTTTGTCAAAAGCACTTCTCCTGTGCCGCCAACAAGCTCTCGGTAAACGATCTCATTACCAACATCTAGTGAATAGCTAGACAGCTTGGCAGTAGTCAGGCCCATGACATTGAGGCCAGTGGTGTTGCCTTGCTTGAAAATCAGAGGAGTGGACTGATCGGCATAGGTGACACTTGGCTGAGCACTGTCGTCTGGTGGTACATAGATTCCAGTCAGCGTGAAATCAAGTGTTGGGATTTCCCCGACATTGGCTGAAACAGCAAAAGTTCCACGAGCACCAGTCACTTTGTGTCTGACACCATCAACGTTGTAGTGGACAGTGACTGAATCGAAACCTGTGCTGACAGGGGCGTAGGTGACGCTTGTTCCAGCCGCAACAGTCTCGCTAAAGCCACACGCTTTTAGAGCTTTGCCATACCTAGGAGCAGTCCCAGCCGTACCTGAACCGGCAAGCTCAACACTGAAGGTGCATTCAACACGAGTATTAGCTAGTAACTGCTCAGAAGCTCCTAAATAAGGACGAATCAAGTCACGGCTAACAATGTCACTCTGTTGAGGCACAATGTTCAAATCGCGAACAAGGACAGCGTCAGCCCCCGTCGGAGTCGGATCCGTCCCGTAAGTCGACTCCTCCTCGATCAGAATCAGACGTTTGCGGAGTAGCAGTGCCATCGGATTTTTCCTTTGATGGGGTTTGTGGTTGCGTGCGTCTAATCAAAGTACGAACGCCTGTTTCAGGGTCAAGAAGGTAACTGCCACCTTGACCACTGTGTTCATCTGCCATGGTAAATGGAGAGAGTGGTTAGGTTTTAGCCTAGTCCGAAAGGACTACTGACTTAAATCAGCAACTTCAGTGCGGTAACGAATCTCAAATTCGCAGAAAATAATTCCAGCTGGTTGGTCGGCTTCCAAAAGTTGAAAACTTGTTTGAGCAGGTTGAACATCAATCGCATAGCCGCCCAAAGTCAGGTCAGCCATCATCTTGCTGTGAAGAGATTCAATTGTGTCATCAGCCGCTTGATCTGGAACCGTACCTCTCTCAATCACCGCAATTCTTACGCGAAGAGTCCAGTCCAGCGTGGGCAAGCTGGTGTTCTGGATTGGGGTATCAGAAACAGGCTCAATAATGATCGCTGGAGACTCCCCCCTAGTCATAGGCTCAACACGGCTTCTGTAAATCCTGGTGCCTACTCCAGTCGTGTTAGCTAGTGCCGTCTCGATAGCAGCAAGGATGTTTTCGCGTTTTGTTGTCATCGAATTAATCCTTCATCAGCATCACACGCATAATCTTGCCATCGTCAAGCAGCATTTGCTCACGCACCGTATAAGCCACACCCTCAACAGTCATCGCGTCCCCTCTTGAGACGGTTGAAAAGTCAGAAGTCTTGACCACAACTGCGTAATCAGTTGTCAGTACAACTCCATCAGCAATGATTTCGTTAGGCGATTCAAAGTAGCCAACACTTGTTGTTGATCCTTGAACGACTGGAACCGTAAACCCAGGCGTATCGAAGAAAGCGTCTAAATCTTCGGTGAACTCAAGTGCCATAAAAAAAGACCCCCGGTAATCCGGGGGTTATGAAACAAATCAGCCGTACTTAGGAGAGGCAAGACCCAAAACGCTGACTGCGCCTGCGCCTGTGCCACCCGCGACTGTCACGACACATTTGATGAATCGCTTGGTCTCGTCGCTGTTAATAACCAGCTGTTCAACTAGCGCAGTATTTGCACCAGTCGTTGTGAATGCAGCGCCAGAAACGTCGGTATAAGTACCGTCAGTAGCGTCTGATTCAGTCAGCTTTACCGCGTAGGTAACGCTGCCGCCGCCTGCTTCAGCGTCAAGACTGAGAGCGATATCACCCTCATAGTCCTCTAAATCAACTGCAGAACCAGTCTTGGTTGCTGTAGTTACGTCATTCGCGATGAATGTGAGCAGAGTTGTGGCCCTGCGAGTGTTGCCGATGCTCATTCTTTAGTCCTCTTGCGAGTAGTGGTCTTTGGCTTAGCAGCCTTCTCTTCAGAAGACGCTTCTTTAGCAACAGGCTTTGCCTCACAAGCTTCAGCTTCTCCCTTGAACTCGACAGCTTTGCCGAGGTTGATCAAAGTTGCAGCTTGCTGGTATTCAACCTCCAAAATGGAGCCCGCCGAAACGGACTCCCCGGAGATCATTACCTGTCTCAGAATTTCAATCTTCATGAGTCAGAAACGATTGAACATT